CTCTTCCGTACGCAAAATGCGTTTAATTAAAATTTTGAAAAAAAGTAAATTTCAGAAAGGAGAGATATCATGGCAAGGAAAACAGAGCCTATGTCGTTGAAAGTGTTGAACGGTAACACTCAGCGACTTTCAAAAAAGAAAATTGAAGCAAGAATACAGCAAGAAAAAGAAATGAAGCTACCTAACGATAAACTTAAGCCCCCTAAATGGCTAGGGGATATAGCAAAAAAAGAATTTAGATATGTTGTTTCACAAGCTGACTCAATAGACTTGTTAAATAACCTTGACTTACACGTCTTGTCTATATATTGTGATACTTACGAAAAATATGTTAAGTGTAGTGAGATAATTCAACGTGACGGTTTGATGACGGATCAAGGGTATAATAAAGAGTCAGAACGTGAGTTAAGAAAACACGGAAAAGTAATTGAAGCTGAACGCACTAAAGATTATGGATACGGACAACACCCGTTGTTAATTAGACAAAAGGACTTATTTAACACACTACGCTCTCTACAATCTGAGCTAGGACTAACGCCAGTAGCAAGGGCAAAAATTGCTATGGATAAAGCTTATAAAGAGACACCAGCCGACCCAGTTAAAGAAAGATTCGGTAATTTATAATGCTAAAAGACGCTATGAGAAATTGGGCTGCACAAGCAGTTAACGGCGATAGAATAGCTTGTGAAAAGGAGAAATGGGCGTGTCTACGATTTTTAAATGACTTAGAAAAAGAAGGGACGGAAGAATTTCCGTTTATTTTTGATGACGACAAAGCTATGAGGTTTCTCGAGTGGATGTCGCTTTTTAAACATACAAAAGGTAAGTTAGCAGGAGAAAATATCGACCCTGCACCTATTCAAATATTCAACTGGTCTAACATTTACGGTTGGATTCACAAAGACACAGGAGTTAGACGTTTCAGAAAGTTTTACTATCAAGTAGGAAGAAAAAACGCTAAGTCTCAAGATGTAGCTTGTTGTTTATCTTATGAGATATCAGCATTTGGCGAGTCTTCGTCTGAAGCTTATATCGGAGCAACAAAGCGAGACCAAGCGAATATTGTGTTTAAGGAAATCAAAGCACAGATTCAAGGTAGTCAGATTAAGAATAGATTCAAGATTACACGTAGCTTAATAGAGCATGAAAAGAGTAACAGTTATATAATGGCTCTCTCTCGTGATTCTGGGAAAACCGCTGACGGATTTAACCCACAAGTCGGAGCAATGGACGAATATCACGCACATCCTACTGACGAAATACTAGATGTTATTGAGTCTGGTCAAGGTGCTAGAAGCCAACCATTGATTGTTATCATTACAACAGCAGGGTTCAACTTAAATAATCCGTGTTACTCAACTGAGTATGATTATGTTAGTAAACTGTTAGATCCTAACAACCCCGTTGAAAATAACGGGTATTATGCTATGGTGTGTGAACTTGATAAAGACGACGATATAAAAGACGAGACTAACTGGATAAAAGCTAACCCAATATTAGCGAGCTATCCAGAGGGAATGAAATTCTTGCGTGAAAGACTTAACGAGGCGTTAGACAAACCCGAAACAATGTCTAAATTCATGACTAAGAACATGAATATCTGGGTTAACGCCCCAGAAAATAAATATATGGATATGGAGAAATGGAAACTTTGTGAAGTTCCAGACGACGAGCTAGTCGGTAAACCGTGTTTTGTCGGTGTCGATTTATCAAAACGATTAGACTTAACAGCTGTAACATCTGTGTTTGTGTTAGGAGATGACCGTTACGCTATTCGAAGTAAAGGATTTATGCCGGAAGATATGTTATTTCAACGAATGAATACCGACAGAGTTAACTATTCTCAATGGATTGATGAAGGGTGGATTGTTAAGACACCAGGTGAGGTAATCGATTATGACTTCGTAATTGATTATATTGAGGAGCTAAGAAACAAATACAGCGTTCAAGAAGTGTGTTATGACCCTTACAACGCTACACAATGGTCGCAAACAATGGAAAAGCTAGGTTATTTAATGGTCGAAGTACGTCAAGGTGTATTAACACTTAACGAGCCTACAAAACATTTTAGAGAGTGTGTATATGAGGGCAAAATACATCATGACGGAAATAAGGCGTTGACTTGGTGTATGGGAAATGCTGTAACAAAATCAGACGCACAGGACAACATTATGTTAGATAAGAAAAAATCAAGCGACCGTATCGACATGGCGGCTGCTGGTATTTTCGCTTTTACTCGAGCAATGTATAGCGACAATATCACTTACGACCTTAATGATATGATTGACAAAGGAGAATTTAGTTTCTAATGAGAAAATTAATACAATTTACAGTATTCTTACTGTTTATATCGAGCTTGCTATCTTTAGTATATGCAGGCTTTTTATTTTGCAAAACTATCGGATTTATCGTATTAGGCATTAGCTTGATGATATGTAGTTTTGTGTTAGAAAGACAACTTTAGCTTTGAAAGGAGGTGAGAAATGAGAATGATATTCAGAAACAAGACACCGACAGGCGGTAATGATTTGAGCGACTTAAGAAACCCGTCAGACTGGTTTTTAAATATATTTAATGGTAGTCGAAATAACATAAACGAAGAGAGTGCGATTAACACTTCTGAGGTTTATAGTTCAGTAAAAGTTTTATCAGATGACTTAGCGAAATACCCGTTGAACTTACTGCAAGATGTAAACGGAACGGTAGAAAAAGCAAAGAAACACACAGCTTACAAACTTTTAAAAGACCAACCAAACAGAAATATGACGAGCTTCGAGTGGAAGCACTTAGTAATGACACAGTTAAACTTGTGGGGGAACAGCTACCATTATTTAGAAATTGACAAGAAAGGTCAAGTCAGAGAAATAGTGCCGTTAGATCCCCGATTTACAAAAGTGTTATATCACGAAGATACGAACACAGTAACTTATGAAACGGTATATAAAGGTAAACCGAGAACATTAAATGCTGAAGAGTTACTACATTTTAAAAACTTATCTATTAACGGACTAATCGGTCGTTCGCCTGTGCAAGTCTTACGTGAAAGTATTCAAGGAAACCAAAAAGGACGAGAAATGGCTTCGAACTTATTCAAGCGTGAAGGTATTCCGTTAGCAATATTAAAGTCTACACGTACGCCATTGACTACTGAAAATAAAGAAACCGTTGCTGAGTCATGGAAAAAACACCTTGAAAATAACAATGTTGCGATTTTAAACCCAGACATTGACTATCAAAGTGTGGGAATACCACAATCTGACGCACAATTTATAGAAACTATGAAATATAACAAGGCGGAGATTGCTAGTATTTTTAAAGTTCCACCGTACAAATACGGAGACTACAGCGGTTTAACTCACTCTAACGCACTAACTCAGTCAATGGATTATGTGAAAAACGTAATGTTGCCTTATGTGACAAATATTGAGTCGGAACTAAACTCTAAGATATTAACGGATCTTGATAAAAAACGAGGCTTTTATTTTAAATTTAATATGGAAGCTGAGCTAAGAGCTGACCAAAAATCACGAGCCGAGTTCTATGAGAAAATGCAACACGTAGGAGTTTACACAATCAACGATATACTTCGTTCAGAAGATATGTCAACAATAGACTCAGAGTATGGCGACATGAGATTCATGTCATTAAACTACGCTCCAGTCGACACAATCAAAGAATACCAACTGTGGAAGGCAGGTGTTAAAACAAGTGCAGAAGTGGAAGATTAAAGCTTTAAATGACGATAGAGTCGAGATATTCATTTACTCAGATATCGGATACGACATTTGGGAAGATAAGTCAACAGCTCAACTCTTTGCTGAGGAGTTAAAAAGTATAGGAGATGTGAAAAACATTGACCTACACATTAACTCAAACGGTGGAGATGTATTTGACGGTCAAGCGATTCACACTCTATTAAAAAACCATAAAGGATATGTGACAGCATATATTGACGGTTTAGCAGCCTCTATTGCAACAGTAATAGCAATGGCAGCTGACAAGGTAATTATGCCAAAAAATGCAATGATGATGATTCATAATGCATGGACTGGACTTTATGGAAATGCTGGCGACTTACGAAAAATGGCTGATGACTTAGACCATATCAATGACACAATCGTTAACACTTACTTATCTAAAGCGAAAGATAAGACAGACGAAAAAACAATTAGAGATTTAATGGATAAAGAGTCTTGGTTAAACGCTGAAGAGTGTTTCAACTTAGGACTGTGCGACGTAATCTCAGAGCCAGTTAAAATGGCAGCGTGCTTAACTAAAGAACAAGCACACAAATTTAAAAATGCTCCAAAAGAATTGATTAAAGAAAACTATGAATATCAAACGGAGCGAGC